ATACTGGATCACGTCTAGGAGTATCTTCATCTTCTATTATTAAATCCATATAATCTGGAATACTTAAAGCTTGTAAAAATCTTCTTGTTGCTTCTTTTACATCTACTACATCAGGAGTTTCTCGTGCTAATTGTAAACCAGTTTGAGCTAAAGCTATTCTTTGAGCTTGAGAAAAGATATTAGGATCAGATACAGGAACAACACTAATTGAAGAACTGAAATCTTTTCTTCTAATTTTTTTATTTTCACCTATTACTTCAAAAGAATATTCATCGTCTAAATATTCTCCATTTAATTCATAAATTAATTTAAATTCTCTACCTTGAGCTTGATGTATTCTTTTATGAATAGCACTAAATACTTTAGACCCTTGTTCTATTAAAGCAATAGTAGTTCCAACTGGACCTGATCCAGCTGAATCTCCAATCATTGCATCTGCAATAGAAGCAAAACGTCTCCCTGACTCAGTTAACACTCCAAGTAATTGGAGTAATGTTGGTGATGGTTCTTTGAAAGGGAGAGGAATAAAAGATTTACGCAAGTCATCACCATATGCTTCTACTTCAACCCATTCACCTGGAGAGACAGTAATATCTCCTCCTTCAATTCTTGCTCCTTTAGCTCTAAAACCTCCATTGAGATTTGCAAAAGCAGCTGAATCTAATAGTGCTCTTAAAGCACCAGTGCTTGCATGTTGAAGTCCACCTATCATTTGTATAAGACCGAAGCCGTAAAAGCCCAAGCCAGGAAGATATTTATAATGAATAAAATAAGTTCTTTTTCTTCTTAATGAATCTTCTTCTTTCCAATTTCTTCTAATAGATAAAACTCTTTGTGATTCATAATCAATAGTAACAATATAAGGTAAAGCTAATCCATCTCTATCTTCACCTAAATCTAAATTTGCATGGACTTCTAAAAGAGTATGTATTTTATCAGCCATACTTGGTGTCATACCTTCTAATCTTTGTAAAGTTTGTTCAACCATATCTCCACTATTAGCTCCTGCATTACTTTCAGCTTTACTTAATGGAACATCTTTATAATAACCTGAAATTTGATGTTTTCTTATTTCAGTTCTTGTTAATTTCATTATTTGAGTATATCTATCTGCTGTTTCTAAATCTGTATTTTCCATAGAGATTACAAAATCTTCTGCTGGTACAAATTTAGAGCAAATTCTATCTAAGGTATTATCAAAATATATTTTTTTAAAAGCACTTCCTGCAAGAGATAAATAAAATAACATTTGATCTAGTTCATTAAAATAATCAGGGATTTCTTGAGTTACTTGAAAGTTCATGAAGTCTTGAACTCTTTGTGCTTGTTCTAATTTTTTATCTGTAGTTTTTCCAATAATTTGTGTTTTAACAGGACCACCTGCTGGAAACATTTCAGCAATAGCTCTAGCTTGAAATTGTGTTGCTGCTTCTGCAAGTAAAGGATGATGAACACCAGAGGCTCCTGGAAAAGGATCTTGTCTATCTTCTACTACTATTCCTAACATTCGTAATCCTTTAGAATATTGATCTTCCCAATTTTTTCGAGAACTTTTATCATCTTCATAAGCTCTTACTAAATCTTTTCCTATTTTTGCAACTTCTCTTTCATTTAATTCTTCTGCTAAATTTGTATAATGATTTCTTTCAAAGACTTCTTCATCTTTTTCAGTTTGATCTTGATCTATATCAACCCTAACTTTTTCACCTTTATCATTTGTGAATTGTAATTTTTTTTTATCTAGTTCAACTTCCATTATATTTTCTTCTTCTTCTTTTTTTTCTTTTTATAATTTCCAGATGCTTCTTCTTTTTCCCATTTTTTAGCCATCTTTGGTTTATTAATGTGCATCCATTTTCTTTGTTTATCTGATCTAAAAGGCATATGTTTTTTTAATAGAGTGAGCTTTAGTATTAAAGCGAAATTGATTCATATATAACTAAAGCCTCCTCTATCGATTAGTTACTTTTTTTTTTTAAAACCGTAAGTCCCTTTAGGTTTACGAGTAGCTTTAGCTACTTTTCTTCTGCCAGCCATAGACATTTTTTTACCTGACTCTTTTCCTCTAGTCATTCCTAGCTGTTCGTCTTTTCTAGCATTGTATCCTTGTTTTTTCATATTAGTATACCTCCTGGTTCATACCATACTTTCCTATTAGTAGATATAAAACAAAAATATTAATATTGAAAGCTTTAAATTTTGGTTAATTTTTTTCGATTGTATGCTTTTTTATTCTGAATAATCTTCTGTTTAAAATGTCTTAATTGCTTCGCAACAGGGTTGCGCTTTTTATTAGCTTTTTTCACTATTACTTTAGAATAAGCTTGACTATACTTTTTTCACCTAAATATATCTCTGTTTCAGCTAATGACTTAATACATTGATATTGAATATGACTTTTAGATTCACGCTCAGCCACTCTTTTACCTTTTAAACAAGTAGACATATTTGGTTGAATTCTATGTTCTTTAATTTCTTGATTAACTATCATTAATAATGCTATTACTATTTCTTCCATATTTTAACCTCCATTTCCATTTTTATAATGTATTTCTCTATTTTGATCTTTAAGTTTTTCTATATCTTCTAAAGCTTTTTCTAATTGTTTAGTTAAAAATTCTATATTTACTTTATTATGCATTCCTGATTCTTGTTGTATCTGTAATTTTTCTACTTGCTTATATAATTCCTCGATCAACATAAATCGTTCTGAATCTGCTGGAAGTGATCCTAAAGTTCCTCGTGGCCAGCCTATTCTAAATGCAGTGTTCTCAATTAAATCTTTTGACATTAACTCTACCTGAGTTTGAAGTCTATTTTGAGTTTCTATAATACCAAAGTAAGCCCAGGTTCCAATCGCTACAAGAGTGATTAAACTTGCAACCGTCTTCATTGGCATTTGAACTGCTGCTTCTTCTGAAATTTTGAGTGCCATTAGTTATAACTATATCCTGTGTTGCCTGATTCTAATTTTTCAAATAATTTTTTATGTTGGTCCATGATCTCTTCATCGGAGTCCATCATCTTATCCATTTTATCTTCAAGTTTTATAACTTGTCTTTCAAGCTTTTGTACTTTATCTTCATGTACTGCTTGAATAGTTGAGAGTTCAAAAGTTCTAGATAAGCTCCAACCTGCTAGAGCTAATAAAATTCCAACTAGCATAGTCATTAATTTTTCTAACATTTTTTACCTCAAATTAAAATAACCTATACAAGCTGCTATAATAGTTCCTATACCAACTAATACAGCAACAGCTCCTTTACCTCTGGATACATCATCTGAAAGTTTAGATACTTTTTTATTTAATTCATCTATGGCTTTAATTAATTGTTTCATTCTTTCAGCACATAACTTTTCATGTGAAGAAAGTCTAATACCTAAAGAAGTATTTACTATTGAATCAGATGATTTTTTTGCCATAAATTACCTTTTTTTAAAAAGTTATATAACAAAAATTATAAAATTAAAAGTGATGACTTCCTTTACTTTGTTGATATCCTCCACTACTTGATTGATCAAATCCAGCATCAGAAGTAACTCCTTGATCTTGATTAGTACCTCTAAAATCTGGTTTATCTCTATGAATATTAAATCCATCATCTCCTGGTTGTGGAGCATTATAAGTCATCATATCTATAGTATTAATATCACCTTGTTTATCTTGATCTGTTATATTTTGTATTCTTTCTGTTTCAGCTTTATTAATAGCTCCTCCTGCAAGAAATGGAATTGCCCAAGGAGCTACTGCTGCTAATACACCAGTTCCTCCTGTAAGAGCTGCTACACTTCCTCCTACTCTTACAGCATTTTGAACTCCTGAAGGTATTCCTAAATTTTCTTCGATCCAACCATTATAGGCAGCTATATTATTATTTACTGTATTTTTATATCCATCCATTTTTTTCTCTTTATCAAAGTTCCATTCAAATTTTCTTTTTTCTTTTCCTAATTCAGGATAGTAATCAGAAGTTCCTTCTAAATCTTTTAATACTTTATCTCGTTTTACTTTCTCTTCCCACTCTTTATTTTTTTCCCAATCATCTTTACCGTCTTTAGAAGTTTCTATAATTTCTTTTGTAATTTTAGAAGTATCAACACTATCAACTGGTTGTTCTACTTGACAAATACCATTTACTGACATTCGTCCATCTGAACATACAAATTCATTAGTGTCTTGATAGTTATATAATAAGTCGTTAATAGTTCCCATATCATTTACCTTGCCTATGATATTTCTTATACGACCTTTTTTCACTTTTGTTAAGTCGTTTTTTATGTCGTCCAGGTCTTTTGGGAGGTTTATCTCGAGGAGTAAAGTTTAAAAACTTTATTCGAGCCATTTACTTATTTTAATTTAATAACTTTCGCTGAATTATCTAATAAGATTTTTTTAATTTTAAAAGGTTTTTTGGCTTTTGATTTAACAATAAATCCTCTTTTTTTTCCTAAAGCTTCAGATAAAGTAGTTTTTTTATCTACTTCAGCAACTTGAATATTACCTTCGTCATCAAAAGTCTTTTCAGCTTTCGTTGCTACGAATTCATCGTTGTTTTCTTTTCTTGACATTTTTCTTTACCTTTTTTTTAATCTTTTTAGGTGCTGACATTCTAGAGTTTTGTAATCTACCTAATCCAGAACCTGCACCAGCTGTCATTCTCATCTATGCATCTCTTTTTAAATCTTTAATTAATTTCATGTTAGTGTCATGATAAGAATTAGATTTAGCTTCTCTTACATCATAAACAGCTTTATCTTCACCTTCGTGAGAAGGTTTTTTTAAAGTATCAAGATCCTTATTAGAAACAGGGTAAAGATTTTTAGTATTTTCTTTTACTGTTTTTTCAGTAGATTTCTTAAATTTTTTTTTGAAATCTTGTTCGTCTGACATAATTAACCTCTTTTAATTTTATTAATAAAAGATTTATTATCCGAACTAAAATTTGAATTTCTTTTTAATTTAGATATAAAAGCTCTATTATCACTATTGTAATCAGAGTTGCCTTTAGTCTTATCCTGAATAGTTTTTGCAGCAGCTGCATCCATATGTGGTGGATGAGCTTGTGGTCCAAAACCTGCAGCAGCTCCACTTGAATTGTACTGAACAGGTGTTGTAGTAGTCACTTGAGTTTTAGTCATTAGTATATTCCTCCAGTTATATTTAGTTTTTTCATGAAGTTTTTTTCTTCTTCTTCACGTCTTGTTTGTTGTTGTACTACTTCATCTCCAGGATCTTGCATAGCTTT